ATTTCACCTTGCCAGTGTAATTTAGTTGCTATCTTTTCTGCATAATCTCGAATACTCAGCGCATTGTCTGGACCGATGGTTAAGATTTTACCGTCATTGACTTTATCTGGATTTGTAATAACAGCCACCCAGGCATTGATAAGATCATCTACATAGATAAAGTTGCGCCATGGTTCTGCATACCCCATATCAATTTCATTCGGATTTTTTAACATACGACTTATAATTGCTTCTGTTACAAAAAAGTCATTGTCATGTCTACCATATGCATTTGTTTGGCGTATAGCAGTAAACGGCAAACCTAAACAACGATGTGCATATTCTAAATATTTTTCACATCCATATTTTGCCACAGCATAAGGAGCATTAGGATTAGGAATAGTGTTTTCATCAAACGCTACACGCTTGGTGTACATACCTGTGTGTTCAATTTCGTCACTGATAGGTTGCCAACCATACACTTCCATGGTGCTTGCAAACACAAAATTTTTGAGATGCTTTAGTGTTTTAGCACTTTCAATTAAGTTAAGTGTGCCAATATAGTTTACTTCACTAAAATTAATTTGTTCGTAAAAACTTTTTTCTACTTCTGTACGAGCAGCAAGGTGAACAATAATGTCTGGATCAATACCATTGACTTCTGCTTTTACTGCAGAATGGTTTGTTAGGTCGCTTTCCAAGTGAAATAACTCATAGTCTTTTTCTAGTCTAGGAGTTATTGCTTGCCCTATAAAGCCGCTACTTCCTGTTAACAAAATTTTCATTATATGCCTTCATTTCTTTTGTTCCTTTGCTTTAAGATAAGTTTCTAGTCTCTTTTGATACTCTGCCTCGCTGAGTTTATGCCACCCAATACATTTACCAGAAGGTGATCTACCACACCCACATCCTGCTGTTGCCATTTATCTTTCTCCAAATAGTATGTTTGCTTTAACATTAATTACGTCCCAATTAATACCGATACAAGCATCGTGCTTGTGCTTAAGATTGTGTAGCACATCTCTAGCTTGTTCATCGGTCAACCACTTGCACTGTTCTTTTACGTCATCAACACTCCACACAATGCTGATCTCGTCATCTTCGTCATCAGGGTCAGTCACATCAATGTCTGCACTACCAAAGTCAAACGCTTCTGCAGCACTTGTTATTGCCCAATCTTCACTTTCTGCTTCAACATCTATCGTTGAGCTAATTGTCACTCGATATGTTTTCATTCGCCCCTCCTAAAAAGAATTTATCAAGTCTTGAATAGACCTTTCAAGATCTTCATTTTCGTTCTCAATCGTGGTGATTTGATCTCTCAAAGATTCAATCTGCTCTTTACGAGCGGTCATCACATCTCTCAATTCACTCAACACTACAGATAGTTTTGAAGCTAAATTTTCGGCATCATCCATCTAGTCATCCTCCGTCATATCAACCATTATATTATCAAACAATTTCTCTACCTTACTGAGTTCTTCTAGACGATGAGCTTCTGCCTCAGCTGCTGCAATAATCTCAGTACGAAAAAAATCGGGCAAGAAGTAAGGATTTTCACGCCAATCGGCTGTGATAATAGCCTCATACCCAAACAAACATGGTCTAATCTCATACTCCATATTAAAGAAGTTTGGATCTTCATCCTCAAGTACAACTTCAATGTGCATTTGTGGAGTAAAATCTACTTCAATCACATCACCCATTAGATTCTCCTAACTGTTCTGCAATGAACTGCTTGACTGTTTCTTCGTCTGCCGAAACATAGTATTCAAACATCTCGTCTACTGCAAAGTTCATAAGTGTGGTCATGTCCCAGCTGTCAACACACCTCTCAACTGCTTCTTCAAGCTTATCTTCAAGCAACTGATCCATACCACAAAGCCTCCATTTCTTCATACTCGTCATGCCAAGCATCATCTAGCGCACAAGAAATTGCATCTCGTGGAGACATTTCATCTTCGTGATAGTCTCGCCAGTTAGCATCTGGAAGGTCATCAGTAGACAAACCAAAGTGTGCTACGCAGAGCTTGTCAACTTCACGCTTCCAAGTATTGAATTTAGTGTCATTTACTACTTTCATGCTCTATCTCCCATCATTGCATCGTTGATTACATTAGCCATCATGCACTCATGCTCATCTTCTTCCATCTCAGAAGCTGCATCGTATGCAAACTTGTAAACATATCGAGCTACAGCAAGTCGCTCAATAAGAACTTCGATTCTGTCCCAACTATAAGCAAGCTCTGCTGTTCTGAGTCGATTCTCAAGGTCAGAAACTTGCTGTGAATGTGCCTCAGCAACTGCGAACAGCTGCTCAGAAGTAGTGCAGTTGCGGATAATTGTGATGTCGTGATTCAATGTCATTTGCCTATCTCCTTATTTTCTGTAAACAGTATAACAAAGAGATAGGCAGTCAGCAAGTTGAAAGTTTTAGTAAGAAAATCTAAGAGTACTAATCAGGTTGATCCCAGTTGTGATCACAGTACACCAAGATGCCTAGACCCCCACGCTGATTCCATCTTTTAATAGTCCATCTTTTGTCATCATATAGTACATCTCCTGGATTACAAAAAGGTAGCTTATCTTCAGCTGTCGGTACAATATTGATATGCTCACGATCAAAACCGTGTTCCTCTAACCATATCAGTTTGTTTCCATAAACAACTTCTGCTTGTTCTGGTGTGTAGTGTGAACCCATAGCAGTTAGAATTTGACAGTTATTATAGGTTTGATTTTCTTTTTGATAAAGATCTATGAAGTAATCTGCGTGTTCAGTTAGTGGTGCAGTTGTAAAAACAAACTCATACTGTTCATACATAAATTTTGAAAGATTGCCATCCCCACGTTTGTTTAGATTTCCTTTCCAGCCTAAGACTTTTAGACCAGCCTCAAAATCCGCAATCACTCCGTCTACGTCTAAATAAATCATTCTGGTGCATCCCAAGGTAGGTGGTCAATCTTTTCAATATTAATTACGCCACAGATGTAGGTTTCCGACTCTTGTGGTTCAAAGCCATTTTCCATTAGCCAATCCCACCAGTCGTCTGAGCTTTCAATTGTTTCTTTGAGTTCTGTTTGTTGTTCCTCAGTCCAACCCATTTTAAAAACACGTATGTCTCCCCAAACTCCGTCCCAAGTATCATTTAGTTCAAAATCTGTGAGAGCTGAAATCTCAAAATCCTCATGCCTACCACTCATTTCAACATAATCATTATGAACTCTTAGTTCTTTCATTTCTTCGTCTGTCACATTAGCAAAGAAAGTACCCCAGCGCCAACCTTGCTCATAGTGTACCCAAACACCTGTTTCTTCATTGTAAAAAAACTCAATCTCAAAGACTGACTTTTTATAGGTTGGTTCAATCTTAATTAGCGTCATTTTACACCTCTATTTTAAATTGATAAGTGATATTTTTATCTTCAGATTCTTCAATGTAAGTTTCCATAGAAGGATGATCTTCTACTTCACAATTACACCACGGATCTGTAATTACCACAGTATTATTACGAAACATGATGTTACCAGCATGAAGGTCTAATTTGCGAAAACTAGCAGTATCTTCATAAGGTACTTCTTCTTCATCTTCTGAAGTAAAGCAATCTGTATGATTGATTAGCATATCTGTGAGGTGAAAAAAACAATCAAAGCCCCACGGAAACAAATCATATTCATACTCTTCCCATTCTTCTTGAAAATCTGTTTGAGATTTTTGACCTAGTATTAACTCGGAGATTGAATTAGCTAGGTCATATCTACAGATTTCACCGCTATCAAAGTCAATAGGATCTGCAGTAAGTTGCTCCATAGTAGCTACATAGTATTCATTTGCATGGTCAATGTGCATATTATGTACTAAAGGAGCATGACAGTTTTCACCTAAAGGCTTAGAAAGTTCAATATAATCAAGCCAAGGATCATAAGTGGTGTTACCAATCTTAATGACCTTGCACTCATGAGGTTCGCCATGTTGAAGCACAGCTGAATACACACCTGCTCCAATGATTGCATTACCTGCTTTAGCTGTATTTTTTAGAACTCTATATGCTGCTGCCATTGCCTACTCCTATAACAAAAATACTACTCGTGTTCTCCGCCTGGATCATTTGGATCAAGCATAACTTTTTTACCGTTGATCCACATGTAACCTCGTGTGCGACTTACAGAATGATAACCATCCGTGCGCAACCTAAAAAGTGATGGATTCTTTTTTGCAACAGCAAATGTTCCAACTGTGATTGCAATGGCTGCTAATACAATAACGTGTGCAATAGCAGTAATACCAAACATCCACATACTGCCAAAGTAACTGCTAAACACAATACACCACATCCAAGCTAACACTTGCATAACCATGTGTCTAGTGTTCAAATCTGGGATATGTCTCAGAGGATTTTTATTGTGATCCATCACAACATTCCAACTATTTACTACAAATGTTCTCACTGGATAAACTCCTTTTTCAAATGTTACTCTCAGAGGATAGTGAGCATCCACTGTGTCTCTAAAGTCAATGGCTTCGTACTGGTCTACAAAGTATCGAACTATAACCTGATTCTTAAAATAGGCTTTAATACGGTACATGCTTTAACAGTTTTCAAATAGTTCTGAGTACTCACGATTAAGAATTGTACCATCAATAAGAACCATTAAAGTACGAAGCTTTCTTATTTCGTCTGAAGTAAGTTTCTCAATTTGTTGTACAATATTTGCATCTGAGGAATCTTGTGCTATAGAAATAAGAGCATCCTCTAACACTTTATATGAATAAGCCATATTCTTGCTCCTTTTGAATAATTATGACTAAATATAGCAAAAAACAGCCCTAAACGCAAGAAAGGAGTGGACTTGCATTGTCCACTCCTTCAAGAGCATTCAGATCGTGATGATCAATCAATAGGATCAACTTCGTGTCAGACAAGGTGTAGGTTGTACCGCCTACATAGGCTTGTGATCCTGACTTAAGATTCTGCTTTTTCACACTCTGGTAGTGAATTGTCGGTTAAGACCACCCTGTATTTTTAGGAAAGGAAAATACTAGAAACCTGTAAGGAAGCACTCAGAGTATGATAACTTCCCCTTGACGATGTAAATA